AGGCATAGGTGTGATACAGCACCGCCAAGTAAATTAACCGCAAGATATTGGTCTTGCAAGAACTGGTAATACGGTAAAAGGAGTACAACATGAAACAACTAAACAAACTAGTAGAATGGTTACAAAGTTATCAAATGTGGTCAAAAAAAGACTACATAATAGCTGGTGTAGGCGTTATTATTATCTTTTCTGTATTGGTATCGTTATTTTAAATGCCAGCAGGAGGAAAAAGACCAGGAGCAGGGAGACCTAGAGGCGTCACCGCAGGAACAAAACACGAAAGACTAGAAAAGATGTTGGGTAAAGGCACTAAAACACCTTTACAGTATATGTTGAACATATTGAACGACAAAAAAACATCTCCTGAAAAAAAGATGTGGGCTGCTGAGAAAGCTGCACCATTCGTACACCCAAGGTTATCTTCTGTAGATCAAAAACTACAAGGTGACAAAGACGAGCCTGTAGAAATAGAAGTTAAATGGAAAGAATAGTTTGAAGATTGAAATACCTTACAAACCACGACCCTTACAAAAAGAATTACACAATAAATTAAAACGCTTTAATGTTATTTGCTGTCATCGTAGGTTTGGCAAAACTGTTTTTGCAATTAATCACTTAATTAAAACAGCTTTAGGTAAACCTAATCAACGGTTGGCTTACATTGCACCGACATACCGACAAGGTAAGAACGTAGCGTTTGACTATTTAAAAGAATACACACAACCTCTTATGAAACTAGGAGGCAATCGTCACGAAACAGAATTAAAAGTAGACTTGTGGAATGGTTCACGGTTACAAATATTTGGTTCTGACAATCCAGATGCACTAAGGGGATTAGGATTTGATGGCGTATGTTTAGATGAGTTTGCACTTATGTCACCTCGTACATGGACAGAGGTTGTAAGACCTGCTGTATCTGACAAACTAGGCTATGTGATCTTTATTGGAACACCCATGGGTCACAATCAGTTCTGGGATGTATACGACCTTGCAAAACGCAGAGGTGGTAATTGGAAAGCTGTATTATACAGAGCATCCGAAACAGATATTATAAGCAAAGAAGAATTAGAAGAAGCTCGTCTGACGATGCCAGAGGATCAATACGAGCAAGAGTTTGAATGTAGTTTCCAAGCTGCTGTATCAGGTTCTTACTACGGTAAGCAGATACAAAAAGCTGAGAAAGAAAACCGTATTGTTGATATTGAATACGATAAAAACATAGACGTAGAAACATGGTGGGATTTAGGTATCGGAGATTCAACATCAATATGGTTTGCACAAAGAGTAGGCACAGAAGTTCGTTTAATAGATTACTACGAAACATCTGGTGAAGCTCTTGCACATTACGCTGGTGTGTTAAAAGACAAAGCCTACAATTATGGAAGGCACGTAGCACCCCATGATATTGTAGCAAGAGAATTAGGAACTGGTAAATCTCGTTTAGAGGTTGCATCTGAATTAGGAATACAATTTGATATATGTCCTAAGTTGGAAGTTCAACATGGAATAGAAGCAGTTAGAAATACATTAGACCAATGTTGGTTTGATCGTAACCGCTGTAAGGCTGGTATTGAATGTTTGCGACAATACCGAAAAGAGTTTGATGATCGTATGCAGACATTTAAAAACAAACCTCTACATGATTGGAGTTCACATGGAGCTGACGCATTTCGTTACGGTTGTGCGATTGATCCTGGAACTGCCAGTGTATGGACAAGAGAAATAAATATTGATACAAGGTATATAGTATAACATGGCAAAAGGCAAAGCACTTACAGACATAGAAGTCGGCTCAATAGTTAGCTCAGAGATAAAAGCATCTTTAGGTTACATTGGTTCAGACATAACTGAACAAAGACAAAAATCATTAGAATATTATTTTGGTGAACCTTTTGGTAATGAACAAGAAGGTCGTTCACAAGTAGTTTCTACTGATGTGTCTGATGTTATTGAGTCTATCTTACCGACATTGTTAAGAACTTTTGCTGCTAGCGATGAAATTGTTAAGTGTGAACCTGTTACCGCAGAAGACGAAGAGATTGCAAAACAAGCTAGTGATTATTTAAACTACGTCTTCAACAAAGATAACGATGGCTTTATAACCCTCTACACTTTATTTAAAGATGCACTGATACAAAAAAACGGTATTGCAAAAATCTATTGGGACACCTCAAAAAAACGTGAACGTGAGTCTTATGAAAAGCTAAGTGAAGATGAATACACGATGCTGCTTGATGAAAATGGCGTAAAAGTAAAAGAGCATACAGAGTACGAAGATGAAAAAGCAATCAAAGAAAAAGAAAATATATTAAAACAAATAGAAGAGTCTGGTCAACCTGTTGACGCTATGACATTGGAACAAATAAACAATACATCAATATCTACGTTGCATGATGTAGTTATTGAAAGGGAAGAAGATTTTGGTAAAGTAAAAATAGAAGCAATACCACCAGAAGAATTTTTAATTGAACGTAGAGCTAAAAGTATACAAGACGCAAACTTTGTTGCACACAGAACTACAGTTACAAGAACACAATTAGTAGAAGCTGGGTTTGATAGCGATAAAGTTTATAGTTTACCTGCTGACTCACAAGATAGATACAATGAAGAAAAAATTACACGTTATAGAAATTTAGATCACGACTATAACAGTGATGCTGGCGAAGCTAGTACAGATGAAATATCTATTTTCGAATGTTACATTCATCTTGACGAAGAAGGCGATGGTGTTGCCAAGTTAAGAAAAATTACTTTAGCTGGTGCTGAAGGCTACACAATATTAGACGATGAACTGTGTGACAGTATCCCTTTTGTTTCTGTTACACCTATAATGGTTCCACACAGATTTTACGGTCGTTCTGTTTCTGAAATGACTGAGGACTTACAATTAATTAAGTCTACAGTGATGAGACAGTTGCTTGACAATATGTACCTTACAAACAACAACAGAGTTGCTGTAATGGATGGTCAAGTTAATTTAGATGACCTACTTACAAACAGACCTGGCGGTGTTGTGAGGACTAAAGGTTCTCCTGGTCAGGTTATGATGCCAATGCAAACGCAAACAATTAACAACCAAGCGTTTCCTATGTTGGAATATTTAGATACTGTACGTGAACAACGAACAGGTATCACTAGATACTCACAAGGTATGGATGCAGATTCTTTAAATAAGACTGCAACTGGTGTAAACACTATTTTATCTCAAGCACAAATGAGAGTAGAGCTTATAGCTCGTATCTTTGCTGAGACTGGTGTTAAAGATATGTTCTTAAAAATGTTTGAACTAATCGTTAAACACCAAGATAAAGAAAGAATTATTAAGATAAGAAATAACTTTGTTCCGTTTAGACCTATGGAATGGAGAAACCGATGCAACATTTCTATAAGTGTTGGATTGGGTACTGGTTCAAGAGACCAACAACTTTCTATTTTAAATAACATACTTCAAACTCAATTAAAAGCACTAGAGCTACAAGGTTCTGCTGCTGGGCCGATGGTAAATTTACGAAACATTTATAACACTCTTAGTAAGATTGTTGAAAATGCTGGACTTAAAAATCCTAATTCGTTCTTCACCGATCCTGATATTGGTATGCAGAATATGCCGCCACCTCAGCCACCACAACCTACAGAGTTTGAAAAAGTTTCACAACTTCAAGTTCAAGGTGAGAACTATAGAAAACAAATTGATAGCGAATTAAAAATAAAACAACTAGAAAAAGATTATCAAGAGATGATTCTGAGGTTTGAAACTCGTATAAAAGAATTAGAGCTACAGTATGGTACTAAGATCAATGAGACTGAGTTGCGTAATAATGCAATGTTAGCCAAAGAAGAAATAGTACAACAAGGTAAAATACAAGAACAGGCACAACGTACTATAAGGGAACAACGGAAAGCTGCTTTAGGTGAGCTTGACCAAATCACTAAAAATGTGATAAACCCAAACAATGAACAACAATAATTTAGAGACTGAAAGACAACGTGGCGAAAAAGCAAAGTTATTGCTTGATGAACCGTTATTTAAAGAAGCATTTGAAACTTTAAAAGTTGAGTATCAAAGTGCTATATTTCAGACGAAACACAATGAAGATGATGTGCGTAAAGCTTTATGGCAGGCATATCACATTACTGAAAAAGTAGAAAACCACTTTCGTACCGTTATGGACACAGGCAAACTAGCTGCTGTGCAAATTAACGATCTCAAAAAAAATTCGACTTAAATCGAATACACCAACCCATTTGGGAGTGTAACATTTAAAAGGAGGCTGTTATGGCTGAACGCCAAGCAACTAACGTATTGGATGCAGGAAACATAATCAAAGGTCTTATGACCAAAGAAGAATCTGCACCAGTAGAAAATGTTCCTACAGAAACAACTGAGGAACCAACTGAAACAGTAGAATCAGAAGAAGGACTTCTTACTGAAGAAACTGAAAGCCCTATGGAGATGGAAACATCTGATAAGGTAGAAGAAACATCTGAGTCGAGTGATATACAAGAGAACTCCGAGGAACCATTTTATTCTGTAACCGTTGATGGTACAGAACTGTCGGTCAACCTAGAGGAGTTAATTCAAGGGTATCAACGAAATGCAGATTACACTCGTAAAACACAGGAACTTGCACAGGAGAGAAACCAGTCAAGTGAATTTGTTGAGCGATCCAAAAAAGACGTTGAAGCAAAGCTAACTAAGCTGAACGAACTTAACAACGCTGCACAAGCACAACTACAACAAGAATACGCTGATATAGATTTTGAGAAGTTGTATGACGAAGATCCAGTAGAAGCTGCGAGACTAGAGCATAAGATGCGTAAAAAGCATGAACAATTGGCTCAGGTATCACAGCAAACTCAAGAGTTACAAGCTCAAGAGTTTAACAAATACTTGGAAGAACAACAAAAACTTCTTAGTCAAAAAGTTCCAGAATTACTTGATGCACAAAAAGGGCCTCGTTTCAAAGAAGAAATGAGAAACTATTTAGGCAACATTGGATTTAATGACTCTGAAATCAACAGTGTATACGATCACAGATACGTGATGCTTGTTAAAGATGCGATGTCATATCGTAATCTACAAAAAGCAAAGCCACAAATAAAGAAGAAAGTGGCCAATGCTCCTAAAGTTGTTAAAGGTGGAGTGGCGAGAAGTAAAGCTCAGTCAGATGCTGAAGCAAAACGTCAACAACTCTCACGATTACGAAAGACTGGACAGGTCAGAGACGCTGCTAAGTTTTTTCGTAATTTAATTTAAAAATAACAAGGAGGCCTTATGGCACAACCAACAAACTTATTTGATACGTTTGAAACGGTAGGTATTCGAGAGGACTTGGTGGATGTAATTTACAACATTTCTCCAGAAGATACTCCAATACTGTCTGCAATTCCTAGAACTGCAGCAAAATCAACTAAGCACGAATGGCAACTAGACGCATTAGCTACACCTGCAACTAACGCAGTTATTGAAGGTGATGATGCAACTATTGATGCTACTACTGCAACAACAAGAGCATTTAACTATTGTCAAATTTCTGACAAAGTGATCGCACTTTCTGGAACTCAATCTGCAGTTGACGCTGCTGGTAGAGCTGACGAAATGGCTTATCAAATTGCTAAAAAATCTAAAGAACTAAAGAAAGACATGGAGTTTGACATTATCGAGCCTAATATTCAAGTTGCTGGTTCTGCAACCGCTGCTAGAGAGCTAGGATCTATTCCTACTTGGATTAAAACTAACGGTGATGCAGGAACTTCTGGTTCACTTTCTACTGGTTCTGGTACTGACTTACCTGGTTCAGGTACAGACAGAGACCTTACTGAAGCTATCCTAAAAACAGTCATTAAAGAAGTTTATACTTCTGGTGGTGACATGGATATGCTGGTATGTCCTCCATCTGTAAAACAAGTTATATCTGGCTTTAACGCTAATACAACTCGTTTCGGCCCTGCTGGTGATAAGACTGAGTATGCTGCGATTGACGTTTATTCGTCTGATTTCGGTGATCTTAGAATTGTACCAAACAGAGTAATGGCTACCACAGACGCTAAAGATGTATTTATCATCCAGCGTGATATGATGGCTACTGCTTACCTAAGAGACTTCGAGATTCAGGATCTTGCCAAAACTGGTGACTCTGAGAAGAAACAACTTTTAGTTGAGTATACTTTGGAAGTTAGAAATGAAGCCGCTCACGGTATCATTTTGGACATTAACCAATAATACTAATTAGGTGTGGGAGCTTCGGCTCCCCACCTTTTATTTAAGGATAAAACATGAATAAAGCTCCAACAACATTTAAGCCTGGTGCTACACAAACTGTAGCTGTAGGTTCGTCATCTGCTGCTTCTAATGCAGT